CTCTACGATTAATAAGAGATTGGTGGGTTTCTGAAATTTTACTGAGGGCAAGTCTGTTTATATCAGACTCACCAACACCGTGGCCACTATTTCTTGTGCCGGGATATGGCCCATAAGTTGGATCACCATCATAGGCTTCTTGTGGTGAATCAACACCACGCGGATCATTAAATCCTTTAGTATAATTTGCTTTTGATTCGGGAACTCCAGGCAACGAACCCATGATGACAGGTTGTTGTGCTTCAGTATCCCTAAAGAATCCAACAACCCACGACCCCTGCGTTAGAAACGAGGGTGTGTGTCCAAGGCCTTGCATCGATGGATCAGTCACAGGATGCATAACGTGAGCCCATGGCAAATCCGTAGTCTTAACCTGAGTTAAGTCCTCACTATGTCGTCCAAGCACACGAACACGAACCCTACCAAGCTTGGTGGGATCGTTCCTATCTTCAACTACACCAACGAACCAACTGAAACCATCTTTACCCATGAAATCTTGCATGGAACTATTTATAAGAGTTTAGTGAAGGTCTGGATCGCGGCCGAGTCCAGTGTTTTCTAGAGCAACCCAGTTATATTTTTCTATACTGAAAGTTTGTTCTGGTTCACTATCTTGCATGGCCATAAGCGTCTCTGATGCATCATCCAAAGTTAAGCCATCAACAACAACTTTCTTTTTTACAATTTTGTATCTTACCATAATTGTTTCCTTTTAGAAATAACCAAATACTTTATACCCCCACCTTTGTTTCACATACAGGGTTTTGTATTTAGATAGTGGAAATTATCTCTTTAGGAAGAATGTAGTCTTGCTTGTCCCCAAAGCCTATCACCTCAATATAGATAGAATCCAAAGACTTAGGTTTAACAGGAACATACCTCTTTAGCTTCTTGGACTTGTATAGGAACACTCCATCCACCAACTTCAAATCATCATAGGAGTCTTTGTCAGACCCAATCGCAGTTAGGGTGCCTCGAAGGATTCCACCATACTCATCACCATACATAATTTTATCACCAATATTCATTTCTCTTCTCTTTCTATAGATATACATAACTTGTTGATATAAGGGGGTCGTGAGTTGAGCTAAGGCCCCACTCACTAGTGGTAGTCACCACCTTAATACGCCGAATACGCCGCTTGTGGTTGCGATCCTCGCCGAGGAACTCCTCGTAGTATTCAACCGTCACTGTCTTAAATGGTTTCATTATTTTAATCCTTTCATCTCCATACTATTAGCAATATCTAACCACCTCAAATCTGATGTTCGTTCTGACTCCGGCATCCATGGCGGATGAGGCCCTCGAGGGCGGCATTGCCATTCTTTAATATTTTTTGTTCGATCATATGGTATCATGGCAAACTGATATACAATCTCCTCTGCCCTTTCACCAACAATCTCTTTCAATTTTTTCCTAGTGAATACATCACCTCCGGGCCTGTTATGTTCCCCATTATACATAGAATGAAATAGTCCTGCATCAACCAGATAGTTTGGAGCATCCTGTGTTTTCAATATCTCTGCGACACCCTGCAAATGTTTCATCCTACGCTTTAGAATTGGTGCAATCTCATATAATGTAGCATCTGGTATAACCTTATCTTGAAGGTGGTGCTTTAGATATAACTCAAGCAGCAATATTTTATCTGTAAAGCTCAACACTTTATTTGTTTCATCCATATTATACTCTCTCCTTAAATGTAATGTATCCAATTTAATAATTTTTATTGACCATTTTCAAATTTGGTTGATTTTTCATATTACCTTCCCACATTATCAATTTGCCCCATACTTAAACTCCGCCTCTGCTGCAAGGTCAAGCTTGTGCATGATGTCCCCAGTGAAATACTTTTCTGGTTCACTCAGAATAGTCTTACCAAACTGCTTGGACCCGTCAGGAAGCTCGAACCTTGTGGAAACCTTCTTGAAGATTTCATACTTCTCTGCAAGCTCCAGCAATCCATAGTAGCGGTCCAAGCCTTTGTCATAGGTCAGGCGGACATCCACCATCTTGTTCTCCTTGGTAAGGCGACTCTTGTGGTTCTTGCAATGAATAATGTTTCCAACCACCTCAGTGCCATCCTTATCTTTGCGCTTGCTCAGATAGATGATAGAGCTTGCCGCATACTTCAACCCTGATCCACCACCCATTTCCTTTTGGGGAAACATCGAGCCCACAACGTCATAGGTATGGTTGGTAACTACCATCGGAACTTTCGCGCGCCCAAGCTTAAGAGTCAGAACTCGAAACGCCGCTTTGAGAACCTGGGCACGAGTCATATCCCGTGTCTCTTTACCATCCGCAGTGTCCTCGACTTCCTTGGTGGTACTCAGCATACCCAGTGAGTCCAGGCAGAGAAACAGCGGCTTACGGTCTGCTTCATTCTGCGCGAGATACCCGTCAAGAACTTTGAGGGCCTGGGTGCGAAACTCCTGCACTGTGGTAACAGGAAAGACCACCATACGCTTGGGATCAATTCCCCGATCTGTCACCATATTCTTGGTAATCGCACTCTCACTCTCAAAATATATGACACCTGCATTCGGGTTTTTGTCGAGAAACGACTTGACAATACCCATAAGGAAATACGTCTTACCCGTTGCACTCTCTCCTGCAAGCGCTGTGATCTTATTAGAGGGCATACCCCCGTATATGGAACCACTCAGCAATCCATTCAGAATGTAAGAGCCAGTGTCAATAAAACTGTCCACATCCCCTGCCTCTACACCATCATCAACGATGGCTGCATACTCATTACCAACTTGCTTAATAACGTCTCTTAGAAAATCGTTCATGTATTCACTCCTGTTAGCAGATAAAAATATATTGTAATAATTATTATATACCCTAACACAATAAATGTCAAGGTATATATGATATATTTTAATGATTTAAGGGGGTGACGTAGAAAGCAACAAATACCAAACCCAATTAAAAATAATATTAATAATGTTTCCATTTTATTTACAGTACACTCTACCTAAAAAATTCCATGTATAAGTTTCACAATTAAGAGAAAGAAGATATGAGACATACTCCCCATGATTCATGCATATATTCTGATTATCAAAAAACCGAACAAACTGACAATTTTTTCCTGTAATAACATCGAGCCCATGTTCAGTGGATGACTTTCCTGTTTGATCTGTTAATATTATATCACCAACAGCGCTTGACGCAGTTACCCATAAAGGAACTACTCCAGTGCATCCATTAAGCATTAAGGTAATTAAGCTTACATATATTATATTTAACTTAAAGGTGATAATATTATCTCCTCACATTAACCTCTTTGAATATTACTTTCTATATCAGAAATCCTCTGGGTTAGATACTCAATTACTATAGGGGAAACTCTCTGATTTAATACTGCAAGATTCTCTAACTCTTTCTTAAACACAGTTATGGTTGCTATGTCAACGCTGCTGATATTATTCATATAATTATCATACCTCTTATGAGAACTTGTTATATTTATATAAAGGTAAAGGGTAGTGCAAATGAAAGCCTGTCAGTTTCGGGGGGGGGGTAAGTTTCCCACGAAGGTTTCACTCGGAAAAAATATATGTCTAACTTAGATCTATCCTTATAGATTAGGTAGACTCTTCCAGTCTTGACCCCCCCCTTAGTCTCTCAAAATTCTGGGAACCCCTCGCCATCAGGTGGACCGTAATCTCCATCTTCCATGTCCCATGTCATATCCTTGACCATTCCTGAGAACTTACTCAGAGCATCCTCATATGAAGATTCGAATACCTCATTGCTAGAGGAGTATGAGTTGGGCTTGACCTCTATCTCATACCGATAGTTCCCATACGCCCAGAGGTACATGGGAGTAACATCATCAAGGCTGCTCTTGCCTGTTGCACATAGTGTAAGCATCTTATAATCCTCAGAGAGGCTAGCAGTGTCGTGTGACCTAGTGGGTGGTTCCCACTCCAGAAGTCTCTCTTCATTATCTTTATAGTAGCATACTCAGGAGGGTTTGTCAAGAAAAATCTGAGCTATTATCCATATTTCTTTTCGTATTCCTCAGCACATTCCTCACCCAGCACCTTCAGTGCTGCATCCTTAATCTCTTCAGGCGTTGCCCCAGCGGGTGCCCAGCGTGCCGTAGCCATCTTCAATACTTCTTCGTATGTCATGTCTGTTTCCTTATTTCTCATTATATCTAACTATACCATACGCAAAGGGATATGTCAAGAAGAATCTGAGCCATCCCCTGTGATATTAATGTCACACATCCTCAGAGGTAGGCTCATATCTCTCTGAATCATAGCTGTAGTGATTCTCTAGCCTCTTACGCTCCTCAACATAATCTCTGAACCCTTGGGGAGACATGTCTAGCCCAGCCTTTATGCAATAATCTGCATAACTCACTCCATATGCGGCGTATTTCTTTCTGTATTCTTCTGTAGTCATGGCTCATGTTCCTCAATATCAATATCTAGTGTGTGATACCCTCATACACAGGGGGATTCTTAATGACGCATACCACATATAGTTACTTAGTGTATCTACCAATGTATCCAGCGGCGTATCCCAGCCAATACTGAACTGGTTTGGGAAGATATCTAATCACTTTAATCATTCTCTATACCTCTATATGTCTCATTAACCATCCTACAAGAAGATAATAACACACTGTCAAGGGATTGTCAAGTACTTTCTGCAATTATTCTGAATTAATTTAACGGGTTCATAGGAGCAGGCCTGAGAGTATAGGTTATATAGGGGTCATAGGATTACCATGTGCATGGTTGCAGTCGCTGGCAGGGGTGCTGAGGGGTCTCTGTGTGGTAATCTGAGGGGTATGGGGGAATAAATGCTGAGAGTCTGGAAACTTTAACTGCACTAGTTCTATGTTTATTTTAAGCTTTATTTGAATTGGGTATTTATGGGATATTATGGGATATACTGGGAGATGTTATCCGCATTCCTCAAATACCCTTTGATTTCCTACTATGGTTATTATCCCAAATGGTCACTCTTCTTAGATTATCAAGGTGATTATTCGTAGGGTCATCATCAATATGGTCTATACATACGGTCTTGCTTATATGGTTATACACACTAGGCAAATCTCTGACAATCTCCCACTCTTCCCATGTTATACCCATTGGTGGATTGTCATATAATGGTGCCCATGTGTCCATTATCATTTTATGACCTGTTATCGGACGCCTCCACTGATATCCCATATGATGAGGCGATCCAGAACCATCTCCCCACCAATCTGGTTCTGTCATTATTGAGTAATCAATCCTGTTAAGTTTTTTACTATTCTTATTAAAGGAATATGTCTTTTGGCCTGTCATAAGTCTCTTCTTCCCAACACTCCACACCTCACCACATTCACCCACTAACCACTTGTC